GTATTTGTATTAGTGCTGTACAACTATAACAAGGTTTTGTTATTTTTTCTAATACTGTTTTTTCTTCATTAGTATCAGGGTCAACCACAATCATTTCTTCTTCAAATTCAACATTGTTTTCTTGTCCTATAAACTTCATTATTCTAATTGTATTTCCTTCTCTTACAAAATCGATTAATAATTTTCCAAAACTAGCTTCGAAATTATTAATACTCGACTGTTTCAATTTGTTATCTTCCATATCACTCTCTTGTATTATAAAATTTTGACTTAATGTATTCATTTAATCACCTTCCTAATTCACAGTTAATTCATATTCAACTACAAGTTCTTCTGAGCTTGATTTTGTGTAATCCCATAGCACATGTGATAATAAACCACCACTATCTGCTGTAGTTGATGCCGTTAATCCACCAAATATACCTAATTCCTCTATATCACCTGAAAAATCAGTATCGGTAACATAAAAATCACCTTTGGTAACATTATCGGTATTGCTTCTTGATACATATTGAGTACGGAAAAGTTCATTACCTAATGTAGTATCTGTTGATGCAACGGGTGTATTGTCATCACCTATTGCCAACCAATCAATACCAAAATAAAAGGACAACGTACAACATATGAAAGTACTTGCTACTCTATTTAAACAAGCATCTGTTATAATATTATGCTCTTCACCAACTTGTTGCTTAACACCATTTTTAATTGAAAACATTTTATATAAACCATCAATTTTTATCTCATTAGCTATTCTTGATTTTTTATCAAGATGGTAAATTCTGTTATTCCTGTTTCTTTCTATTTTTCTTTTTATAATATACATATTACACCTCCTAATCACTCACAGTTGTTGACCATGTTACAGTACCTGGGTATTTAGTATCTGACGGGTATTCATCGACATCTGGATATAATGGTGTAACATATTGTATACTATATTCACCACTTATCGTTATTGATTCTGATACTTTGTGTGAATAAATAATAATTTCATTATCATCCACATTTATTTTAATTGCTTCAGTTAATTTTTCGAAATAATCTTCCCATCCCCCAATATTTGGTGAATCAATTAACTCATAATCATACTGTATCTGGCCAATTCCCATTGGAAACCATGAACAACTTTTTGTAAGAAATGTTTCATCAATATTTCTGAGGGCAGTCATTAAAATAGGCACTTGTTCACCTATTTCAAATAACTTAGAATAAGTATGAAATGTTACTGTGTCTGCAGTATTAGCGTATCGCTCTAACAAGTTTTGCCCATATCTAAAACCATCCACGGTATCCAACACATTCTTATTATAATCATAAGCGTCATAATATCCCCTTGATGTTATTTCTGAATTATCTTGAGCTATAACAATCAATGGTATTAAACCGTAATAAGTAACCCTTATTTGGTCGGTTGCACTCAAAACAGTTTCATTTTCATCATGTGTAATTTGTGCTGAACCATAAGACCACCACCATTGATGTTCTTCATTATCCTGTAGACCTTTAACACCTACAGTCTGTATTATCCATCCTGAACCTCTATTTATTTCAATCTGTGGTTCAAGTGCTATTCGATACTTTACAAAAAATTCACGATGGCTACTATTTGGTGTAGGTGTTGGCGTTTTTTGCGTTTGAATTATAGAAACTCTATCAGTACCTTTAACATACTGTCGATTTCTATAATTTTGCATTGACCTATTTCTTTTAAAGTTATTGATTGTTGATGCTAAACTTGCATCAGTTATTGTTGTTCCAGATGTAACATAACCAATTAAATTAAAATTTAGTTCTTTATCTTTATTAATATTCCAGATATAATTTCCAAATCCTTGTAAATGGTTTAATGCTGAATGACCATTTACATAATTAAAAGGGCATCTATTAATTATAGTAGATGCTGATATAGTACCTGCTGTTATACCATAACTTGCAAAGAAATTATCAATTATATAATTAACCATATCTTCAATACTATAATTAACAAATCCTTTGACAACCAATGTCCTTTCTATAAGTTCATTATAGTCAACTGCTTCAACATCATATACAACCCTACCAATACCTGTTGAAGCATCTGAAATCTTGGACACACTACCACCCCATATGTATGTAGTACCATCATAGAATGTTACTTCAGTACCACCATCCAATGTAGCACCGTTTAAGTCTTCTATTTTAAAAGTAAATATAGATTTACTTGTTAAGGATTCCTGAACACTCCAAGAATCTTGGTTAATCTGTATTTCTGTACCTGTTACTGATGTACCACCAAGAAATACATGTCTAATTGCCAATAGTAAACACCTCCTTATTTATGTGTTAATACACCATATTTATTTAATTCGTTTACCAATTGCTTGCCAACAGACCTACCATTTGTAAACGAGTCTGCATTTACAACTATATTGATATTATTTGAACCTGTAAATCCTACACCTGTACTTGTCATACTTGCCATATTCGGTATATTAACTGCTACAGAGTTTATATTAGATGCAATATTGTTAGCAACATTACCTGTTGCATATGCTAGTTTACGTTTGTAATCTTCAAATCCTCTTATCATCATATTCATTAAATTAGGAATCCATTTATCTGCCGTTTTACCTGCACCTTCTTTTGTCGGTGATGACCACCCTAAGAAGTTCTTAACTGTTGATGCTACACTAGATACTTTACTTTTTAATGAGCTTATTTTAGAATTAATACCATTTATTAAGGTGTTCATCAAGTTTCTACCTGCTGTATACAAATTAATACCTTTTATTTTATTTACTATAGTGCTTTTCAATGTATCTATTTTAGATTTAACAGAATTAATTTTGCTTGATATTGTTGATACTAAGCTACTCATTTTGGAACTAACTAAACTACGCATATTAGTAAATGCCGATACTGCTGTTGATTTAGCACTGTTAAATTTATTTCTAATACTGTTATATATACTGCTTGCCTTGCTAGATACATAACTAGCAGTCGATGATAAAGCATTTTTCACACTAGATGCTAATGACCTAACTTTTCTCACAGGGTCACCTACTAGTTTATTAAACCACCATATGATTTTATTTACCATATCAGGTATAATTGAATTACCTACAAGTATATTATATAATGATTTAAATCCATCTACAATTCCACCTACTATGTTACCTACAAGAGTTCTAATACCTTTCCATAAATTTGACCATATATTTATAAAATCTTGTGCCATTTTTCTGATGATTCGTCTTGCTTCATCACCATTCCATGTAAATAAAGCAATCATAAATTGCATTGTGTCACTTGTTAATGTCCATACATTCTGTAATGCAACTATAAAATTATCAAATGAACCGATAATACCAGAGATAGCACCACCGACTACATTTAGCAATAGTATGAATATACCACCTATAGCTTTTAAGCCTACACTAAATATCTTATAATAATTACTTATTGTACCAGCTAAATTTTTAAAGCTGTTAATAATATTGCTAACATCTATATCATCAAATGCCTTTATAAGCCTTTCAAATATTGGTATGAAAACAGTCTTTAAAATAGGTGTAACTTTACCAATAAAACCCATGATTGCGTTTTTAACCACTGGTATATTAGTGATAACCCAGTCACCAAAGGTTTTAATATTATCTCTTAATTTAACAAATAAAGATGCCATGGTATCTGCTGAATCCTTTAATTCGTCTGGTAGCAATGCTTTCAACATTATACCTATTGAATCAACATCTCCTGTCCTCATTACATTTAAGAAACTTTCAAAGACAGATTTCCATAAATCAAAAGATGTCCTCAAATTATTGAATTTATCATATAGTTTTTTTAATCCATTTATTATATCAGGTTTAACCATATCATATATTACTTTTGCAAATTCATATCCTTTTTTAGCAAAGTCAAATAATTTTTGTCCTAATACTTCTGATTTCTCAGACATTCTAATCATATGGTTTACTAGTATAGGCATTACTTTGCTAGATAGTACGTCATAAAAAGGTTTTATAAAATTACCATAGAATATATCTTTATATTCTTTAAATTTTTCTTTTTGACCATCAAAAGTCATACTGAGTTTTTCCATCGAACCATGAAATCTCCCACCCTCTGATGTCGCATCCCTCATCGCCTCTCTAACCATTTCTGCCGAAATTCCACCTTTTCTCATTTTATCAGTTAATGATTCAATAGATTCACCTGTTTTTTCAGATATAACCATAAGTGGGTTAAAACCTGCATTAACCATCTGCCTAACTTCTTCCGCTTGTAGTTTACCTTTAGCAGTTACCTGTCCAAACGCTAAAGCTAATCTTTGCATTGCGTAACTGTCACCCATTGATATATCGCCTAGCATCGTCATATCTTCGATTACATCTTCCTGTACAACACCATAACCTAGCAAAGTTTTACCTGCTTTAGCAAAATCTTTTATAGCAAATGGTGTTTCGGCTGCTAGTTTTACCATCTCTTCTGTTAACATGTTGGCGTTCTCTTGTGAACCTGTTAATGCCTCCATAGAAGCATGTAATTTTTCCATCTCAGAATTATATTTGAAACCCGATACAATTCCGTCTTTCAACGAATCAACAAAAAATCTAAAAGTTTGATTTACTTTATCAATAACTTGTAATGCTATAAAACCTTTTGTTAATCCAGATAAAATACTTGAGAATGATAAACTACTGCTAGATGCTTTTTTAGTAGTGTTGTTCATCCTACTAAGTCTATTATCAACTTGTCCTAATGCAGTTAAAACATTTGCTTGACCTTCTATTGATAACCTTAGCAATAATTCACCTAATGTCATAGTTGATGCCATAGAAATTCCTCCTTTCTATTAATATAACCGATTTACATAACATAAATCGGTCACATTAATAATCTTTTATTTTTTGGGTCTTCATCTAATATATCTTCTATAGGTATCGCACCGTCCGTATTTAATCCTTTTTCTTTGTATGCTCCATGAATTTTAGCATGGAATTTATAATCTTCACCTTTACGGTCTGATATTTTTTCAAGGAACATGAATATTTGCGCTCTAGTCATTTTACGAATATATTCAACAGAATAACCATATTCCGACATCAAATGGTCAAATATAAACCCCCAGTCGTACTCTTTGTTGTCTATCCTAATTTCTGTCCGAGGGTTATTAAGTTTTTTATGTAACTATAGTTAAGCATTATAGATTCTATAACTATTTTGATTACATCATCTTTTGTTGCTCTATGTTCTCTAATAGTATCTAATGTGACTTGACCTTCTGTTGCTAGAATTGCCAATTCTAGCAAACCATCCCTTAGCACACTACCCAAAAGTTTTTTAGCAAGTGTTGCTAGGTCTAAATTCCCTGTATCTATAGAAATACCTGAAAATGAGCTAACTATTTCTATGACTTTATCTTCAAAAGTATTTGCATCATCCCAAATTAATTGTTTTATCCTAATTTCTGATTCACCAAATTTTATTAGTTTTCCTTGATTAGCAATAATTTGAGCTTCCGTTACAACCTGTTTTTCTTTGAATTTTTCATAAACCTTTAATTTATCTGATTTATTTAAAGTTCCCATATTAACATCCTCCTATTTCTATAAAATCTAATTAAGCAGTAGTAAAATCTACAATAACATCTGCTGCCATAGCTGAATTATCATCCAATGCTCTTACATTGCTAGATATAACTAACAAATAAGTTGTAGCAGCACTTAGATTGCTAGGTATTGTTACAGTCACATTTGTACCTGCATCGCCTGTAAATGCTACTGTTGTTGTATGTTCTACACCTGCGTCTGTCATAAGTATGAAATTACCACCAATTACTGATGATGGTTTAACATTTCTATTGAATACGATAGCAATAGAACCGACATCGACGGCTACTGCTGCTGCTGCATCGGCAGGTGTAGTTGAAGAAACTGCCAATACGGGTGTACCACCTGTTGCTAATTCATCCTCATATCTATAGTAACCTAATTTTTGACCTGCTGATTTAGTTGTATCTGCCATTGCCATGAATGTAATTTTGTAAAAAGATACACCATCTTTTTTATAAACTAATTCAAGGTTAGGACTGATATTAACTTTATATAATCTAACAATTACATAACATCCACTTTGGTTTCTTTTAGCAGCCTTATATTCCAACACATAATCAGTTAAAACATAGTTTCCACCAAATTTAATTTCAGTATAACCATTGTCTGTAGCTGTTGCTGCTTGGTCTGTTACGCTTTGGTCTGTTGCACCTAGAGCGTATTGTAATGTATTTGCATCTGCTTCTGCTAAAATAGTCTCAAATTTACACTCTTCGCCTGGAACATAATAACCTACTGGTGATAATTCCTGGTCAACTTGTATTGGTTCAAGTTCTGCACTATATGTTAGTGTAGCACCATCATTTGTTGAATCAAATGATATCGGTGAACTATCTGGTTCGAGTGTTAACACGCCTGCTCCAACATGTATATTACTTGGTGTCATAAATTATTCCTCCTTTTTATAAAAATCAACCCATTATATAATTGATTGTTCCTTGTACTTGACAACCCTGTGTATATCCAACATTTGTTGGATATAATTCACTGATGGTTGTATCCCCAATTTCACAATCATGGGTATGTGTAGGTGTATTTTCCTCATTTCTTAATATCCTGCTTATTGCATCAGAATATCTACAAAGGAATCTATGTAAATTTTCAAGGTCATTTGAAACAATCCAACAAACAATATTGAACCATACTTCCCTGTCCTGTGCCCCTGAAAAATCAGTTCTTTTTCTACTATAAGGACTCAATATCAAAACTGTAGGAAATGTTGTCAACACATTTGTTCCATGTTCTCCAATTTTAAACTCTTGAGGTGCAGGTGTAACTATTGAACTACCTGCCTCATTTTGTAATGTTATCAATTCAGATGCCAAATTAGTTTCTAATAATGACTTGAATTGGTCTAAAATATACTCTGTGTTCATTTCTTCACACTCCCTAATATATCATCCCTTATAATTTTAGCCCATTTGTTTCCCTGGTATCTTGTATAAGTAACAGGTGGTCGGCTAGGCATTTTTTTAGTACCTTTTTGATGCCATTTCATCTTAGGGTCACTTGAACCAATTGTTAAACTTTTATTAGTTATAATCTCAACATGGTTCTTACCTTTTTCTGCCAAAGAGTTTCTCAAATCACCTGTAACCTGTAATATAGGTTTACCTGGGTAATGTCTACTCTTCCATTCTTTATATAAAGGTGCTAAAGGAATCCATCCAGGTCTTGAACCATATGCACCTTGACCACTAAATACTTTACCTTCTGTTTCTCTAAAATCTTGTGCAATCTTTTTAAAAGATGGACTGATATCTTTTATGGATTTAGAGACTTTATTTATTCTTTTGTTTATCGTTCCAACACCGTCTAATGTGATACTTATATTAATCGCCATCTAATCACCTACCATTGGTTAATCTTAGTAGGTGCATTATTATTCATATAATAAATAGGGTCTGGAGCATCATAAGTATCATTTCCATGTGCTGTGAATGAATATAACCTACCAGTACCAGAAGCATCCAACAATGTAGAATTAGGAAGCAAAATATCTTGTGTCAATATAGCTAATAATCTGTCTTTGGCTTGTTCACACCATCTACTGGCAATCTCTGGCAAATCGCCATCCGCTTGTAAAATTAAAACGTGTGCTATTTCACAAGCAGCCATACGACATGATATATATTTAATTATTTCAATATCATCCGAATTAGTAATAGGTACTTCATAAACTCTTGCTAACTTTGAATCTATAAATGTATCTGCCTCTGCAATAAAATAATTTGTTACCTCTGTTGCAGTAACTTTACTTGTCGCATCAAATGTGACCCATTTTATTAATCTTTGAACATCTGCTAAAGCACTATAAGCCATATTCTTTCACCTCACTTTCTTATGCCGATGCTACACTTGCACCACTGTCTAATGGAATATACCATAATTCAGCTTTTATTAATGCACCACCTGTTCCACCATTAGCAGCACTTAATAAATCAATTGCTCCTTCAGGTACTATAAACCCTTTAACTTCCATACCTGGTGCTCCACCACCTGAACCACCAACCATGGCATCACCTGGTTTACCAGTAATACTATAAATAGTTCCTACTTCATCACCATCTACATCTAATACTGCACACATTGGCGCATCTGTACCAACTGTAGGGTCTGTTACAATTTGAGTGTTATTCGCTCCTGCATCAACTGCTGCTGTAGTTACTTCCAACTCAATATGAGTTACAAATACTCTACCACCAGATATAGTAAACATAGCTTGTTGTGTACCATCTAAAATAGCTGCTGCTGCTTTTGTTACTTTAGTTCCTAATAAACTATTGTAATTTGTGTTAGTTCCAACTAATGCACTCCAAGTTGTTGCTCCTGCTGCATCAGGATTACCATCTATTGCTAACTTAGATTGAAGATTAGTTCTTCCAGAATAATCCCCTAAATCTGTTTGTAATGCTGTAACTGCTGTTGAAACTGCCGAAACATCATCACCTGCTAAAGCTGCACCTGAACCACCAGAAAAACTTGTTCCTGCACCTATATCATAACCTTTGGTTACTAACCATGTAGAACCTGTGATTGTGTCAACAACATTTTTACTAAAATCTGTTGTACTATCTACTAAAAATACACAGTTGTCAATTACTACTTCATCACTAGCTGTTGTTACAAATTCAATAACTGCTGTAAGTACCTTGGTTATAAAGATACAATTTTTGATTATTGAGTTTGAAGAACCTGCTAATGAAAAAACACAATCATTGGCGTTCTCAATTTTATACAAGAAGGTCGTTAATCTCCTAAAAAACTGAAACGGACTATATCTTCACTGTCTTTACGACAAGTACCCCTTTTCAAATTCACTTGAATCTTACGCTCTATGAGCTAGTCTCTGAACATTTTTTATAATATTCCCATCTGAATTTATATGATTTATTTCTAGTACCCTGACAAACTCGTCTAATATTTTGTGCTACTAATTTTATATTTTTAGAATTTTTAAAATATAAATTATCTAAATATTCCGCTGCCTTGATACTATTATCAAATATCAAATTTTTATCAATCAATCTTACTTTTTTCCAATTATGGTTGTTTGATTCTTTATGTTCTGTAGCATGTTCTTTATCTGTAACCCATTTCAAATTATAACTATTGTTATTTAATTTATTTCCATCTATATGATGTACTAATGGTTTATTCTGTGGATTATTTACAAAATATTCTGCTACCAATCGGCTTATTTTAAAAGTTTTACCTGTTTTTTCATTTTCATTATATAAAGTTATAAAATAATAACCTTTTCTCAAAATACCTTTTAAAATATTTCCTTTATGTTTAACATCTACAAACATCTCTTTTTCCATTTTATGATTTAACATTCTTTGTTTTTTTATTGAATCTAAACTTCTAATTCTTCCATAATTACTTATTTGATATTTTTCATATTTTTCAATGGTTTTCCAAATTTCCATGTCGGTTTCCTCCTAGAATCCTTTTAAATATTATAAACTTCGCTGCGAGTACTGCTTATGCAACCTTCCCGCAATTAAGGGTATGTTTTTTATAGTTGGAGGCAACGCCTTGTCTACCACCAACATAACCATTCTTATAATGTCTTAATGCTGTAAATCTATCACCTGTTACTGTGAAGTCGGTTATAACCTCTTTATCAGTAGTATCTCTTGATTCACAATCAATTAATTTACAGTCATTACCTAAAATTGTAGCAAAAGTTACAACACTGTCAACTGCTGTCACAAATAAAATATTTGCTATTGTTACATTAGCAGCACTTATTGTAGCTGTTGTACCTGTATGCCCATAAGAAATTGTAGGTCTGTCTGAACCTGTACCAAGACCGATTATAGTAATTCCTGCCACATCTGCTGTAAACTTAGCACCTGTAGTAGTATAAGTTTCTGTATGACCTTCAGCTACATATATAACATCGCCTTGGTTAGCAGTACATTTATTAATTGCTCCATCTATAGTAGCTAAACAAGTATCCCAAGTTGTACCTGCTCTTGTGTCGGCTGCTCCTGTTGCTCCTGAATCAACATAATAAGAATTACCTTGATTAGTTATAATATTCCTACTTCCGATAAAAGCATATTTGTTAGCTTTAAAATTGTCTACAGTTAATATTGGCATATATTCATCAAAACTGTTTCCCATTGTATATTCCTCCTATCTTAAAAGAATTATTCTGTCTATCATATGATAGACAGATTTAATTATCCATTAGGATATAACTCCTTCTAATACATATCCTAAATCACTTCCAACAATTTTTTGGTCAAAGGATTGATATGCTTCGATGATATCACTATGAATATTTTCATCTCTCCATCTTCTTGTACCTCTAACACCTATAGGTTCTCCTGATGATGAACCTGTATAATCCCATGAGAAAGTGTATACTGCTGTTGCTTCTTCAAGACCTGGTGTTGGTGTTATATAACCAATCCATACATCTTTAGACCATATAGGACTATATGATGCAGTTTGACCTTGATTTGCAGTATTCTTTGTAGCTTGACCAATATATATATTAGGAATATCAAATATATCTCTTAAATCTTGTATAGTTAATATTCTTTTAGTGTCATTTGACAATCTAGCTAAAAGTTTCGGATGATGTTTTAATTTCTTCCAAACATTCTTTGCTAAAATCATTGTATTTGCACTATAACCATTTCCAGATTCGACAGCGTCGATTGCTGTTTCAATATCTGTTATAGGGTCTGATGTAGCATACACATCCCACAACACAGAAGGTGTTGCACTATTCGCCCAATTTGAAGTTGTCATAAACAATGTTTCTGTTAAAACTTCATATTTAAGCTCTATTTTATTAGTAACAAATCTTGTTTTATTTGATTCTATTCTCAATACAGAATCGGCATTTGCCCTTGTTTCATCTTCGAGTTGTGTTGATTGTGCTATTTCCCTACATTTGTAGGAATCATTTGACAATCCAAAACCATCTCTATTTGATGATGTTCCAGGTGCTCTATACTCTGCTGTATCTCTAAATTCATCTGCTTTACTAAAGATATAGTAATAGTCGGATTGGAATTTTACAGGAATTACAGGTGCTATATTACCTGCAATATACATTCCATTTTTATATAAAATACTTACATTTTGTAACATTGAATCATAATGTACTTGACTAGTAGTTGGTCTCATTTAATTTCTCCCCTTTCCTTAAATATTATCCTGCAAGCATACAACCTGGTGTTAACAGTACTTTGATTTCGTCATCTGCTGCTGTTGCTTCTTCTAAAGCCAAAGCGCCGACGTTATCTTTATCAGTAGTTGTTGTTACACCCTGTCCGTTGGCTGCTGATTCCAACCTCGCATTTACGGATACCGCTGCTGATACTGAAAGTCTTGATACACCCATTAGCATTACACTAGCATCTTCTCCTGACCCAGGATTGTTTTGAAGAATACCTATGATAGAACCACCAGCACCACTTAATGTGACAGTGTTTGCAGCACTCAAATATACAAACCTATATTGACCTGTAGTTGAATAATCTGCTGCTGCTGTGAAAGTTTTACATAATACAGTTTCCATTACGCTAACCCCCTTCTTTCTAAGTCTACAAGTTTGAATAAACCTGGTTCTGCTTTTTCAGTGAATACTAAAGCATCAACATAATCAATATTTTCAGACTTCATATTTTCTTTAACTTTTTGTTCAAAAAGTTTTAGATGTGATACTTCATCTTGCCCACCTGTTGAACCTTCTTCATCCAATTTAACGACAGGTTGTAAACATTTGATTATAGCTTTTGTTGCTTCTGCGTTATTCATAAATTGAGTTTTGAAAACTTCTTCTTGTGCAGGTATCAACTTGCCTTCGCTTAAAGCAACTGTGTATATACTATTCCATTCTTGTTCTTTAAATTTCAACTCCATTTTATTAACTGCTGTTGTTAATGCAATAACTTGTTGGTCTGCTGTTGTTTTGCTAGTAACAGTTTCATTTAATTTAATAGTTAATGCTTCTTTTTCAGTTTTCAAAGTTTCTAATTCTGCTTTGATTGCTGTGATTGATGCTTCTGATTCTGCTAACTTTACAGTAGTTTCAGTTAATTTATTCACTGCTGCTGTTATTTCTTGCTCTGTAGCAGTTTCACTTAATCCTAATGCTTTCAAAAGTTCTTTGTTCATTACATCTTCCTCCTTCTTATCCTCATTGATGAATTCACAATTATTTGTGAATTCTTCTTCTATATTTTCAGATAACATGACAGGACTCATATTTTTGATAAATGGTCTATTAGTCAATCCACCACCCAACAGAACATTATTAAATTTTTTACCTGTTTCATCATCAGTATATATAAATTGAAATTCTGGTGAAAAATATCTAAAACTTTTTTCCTGGACTTTCTTTTTACCAAAGTCTGTCCACTCAACTTCTGCAAAAAGTTTAGAACCTTTCTTTATAAGTTTTTTGACCCAACATACAGCTTCTCCTTTGTGAGAAGTTTGCCCATGTTCTAAGTCAAAAGATATATCAACACCTCTAACTTTTTGCTCAAAGTTATAGATGATATTTGTCAATGTATTATCAGTAATTTTGAAATTCCCATACAATGGGTGTTTCCATTTACCTATTCTCATTATCTCTATTTGATTACTAATTTCTTCGGATAAAGCTACTGCATAATAAAATAGCTCACTAGCTTTTACCCATATACCTTTAGAATTTTTATCATAACCTGCCTTCTTTACTGCTGCCCATGCTATTTTATTACTAGATTCTTCATTGTTATCCTTAATTGAATTGTTGAAGGTACTAACCCATATATCCTGGGCATGTGAAGGCAAACTTTTAATTCTATCAGGATATTTTCCTTTACTATATGGCATTATGTAAACCTCCTTTAACTAAAACTATATGTATCTTCCTCATACCATTGCATTTGTAAATGAATAGTATTTGTACTACCTGAATCATTTGTAATTCTTACACAATAGATTGTGTTCGATTTAAGTACTATTTCATTCTGTACACCAACAGAATCACCTGCAACTTTACCACCTACAGATGTACCACCACCAATAAAATTGGATTTAATCATAGTACCTGCTGCATTAATGGTTGCACCTGACGCGAACGTTTGCATGTTAGTTGTCCTAGTACTCCTTCTGTTCATATTAAACACAGAAGTAAGTTTATTTGTTCCTGGTGCTGATAATGTACTTGCCTCTAATAACTCTATATATACCTTGTCACCTGATGAACTTACAATTGAAGGTCTATAATGTATATCATATGTACCATTTGGAGTTGTAAAAGCAAACACTTTTGAAGCTGTTGTTGCTAAGTCAAACTTTTCATTATAGACAAACAATTTTCCAAGATGGATATAATTATGGTCATTATCTATAATCTTATTAGAATTTGTTAAATTATCTAATGCTTTTATTAAACTTTTAAGACTCATTTAATCACCACCATCCTATATACAAACGCCAATTGCTTCAACAGTACTATGTGTATCCGCTATTGTACTTTTTATTTGAATTTTCACATATGGTATATATGCACCTTCTGAAAAACTTGATATATCTATAAGGTGAAAATTATCCTCACCAAGAGTTGTTTCACTTATAATTTCTATATCGTAATCTACACCATTTAATGAACCCAACACATTATAATCAATATCATTAGCAACACCAGTATTCCAAATTTGTATTGTAGCTTTTTCATAACCAAGTTTATCCCAATAAGTTCCTGACCCTCCTAAATCAACATATGAATTAGTTGATGTCTGGGATGCCCACACATGCTCCCAATGCGATTTACGAATTTGAGGTACACCTAAAGGTTGGTTTGTTGTGAGTGCCATGTAACCCACCACCTTATTTAAAATATCTATATTAATAACTAAAAAGTTATATTATTTCTTAACATGAAAATAAACTATTGATTTTACAATTTGTCACTTATCCTTTGTGAATAAGTTCATGAAATTGAGATATGTTTTAAATGAATTGTAATATCTAATCTGAAATACCTTTGTGGTAAAACTTGTTGATTAGATAGTTTACCATAACATTTTAACTTCAATTTCATTGTAACACAATAGTTTATTTTTCGTCAATACCTGATATAAGTTTTTGTTACATTTTATAGAATTTTAAATATACTTTCTGATAACTTTTTAACTTCAATCGGTTCATTAGTCATGTATGCGAAGAGATACGCATTTTTAACTTGTTCTGAAATAACATTTGATATAATATTTGTTTTCATCAAAAAATTATAAGATTCGCTCAACTTTAATTCTTTTACACCTATTTGTTTTATTATGTCGGATAATTCTTTTTTATATCTTATTTTAAGAGTATGTATATTATTTATATCTGTATTAGAAGTTTTTGTAATT